CTTTAAAGGCCATTTTGTATCTCCTATAATATAATTAAGGGCCAACAAACGATAACTCGACATCGTAAGGGCTGATGGGTACTATGGGTATCTTTGCCAAGGGCCATAACATCAGGTAGCCTGAGTTGAATTTCGTTTGATAATTGTAGAGTAGAGAATATAAAATTCTGGTCTACACGAATGTGTATTGCACTATACATACACAAAAATAGTAATTTGTCAAGAAGTTAAGCTCTCGCTGCCCCACTGACATCATACACAAACTTTCCTGATTGGATAGCTTTGCGTATTGTTTCTTCGTTTTGCTCATACTCTATTGCTGACATTTTTGCAACTTCAGATTCCAATACAGTATCTGCATCAGATAAAGCACTGTCTGGAGTAGTAGCTGATCCTTTAGTAGTAACAGCTTTAGCAGCATCTTTTTTAGAAGTTTTCTTCTTTTTAGATACTCCTATATCTGCTTTATAAAGATCTATAGCACGAGATGCTGCTCTTGGATCATCTTCATTTTCATATAATGCTGATTGTATATATTCAGGCTGCTCTTCTGCCCACGCATGAAAATCTGGATTATCTCTAATTTCTACAAAATCAGGATGTATTTGTAGTAATTCCATTTCAGCTCTTTCTCTTGATGTTAATCTTTCTTTTTCAGATAAAGCATTTAATCTTTCTTCTATGTCTTTGTTTTGTTCTGCAGCTTTTTTTATAGCTATAGTTTCAACAATTTTTGCAACATCAGGATATTCTTTTGCCCAAGATTCAATTTCTTCATCTGTCTTAGGTAATTTAATTTCTTTTTTAGTTGCTAGAGAAAGTTGTTCCTGTAGTTTTTTTATCTCTTTATCTTTATCCTCTGTAGTTTTTTGCATGTGCCTGCGTAAATCACCATATCTTTTTTTAAATGATTGTTCTTCAGCACCTTCAGGTTCTACTCCTTCTGTATTCTCCTCTGGTGAAGTTTCTTCTCTCGCTTTAAGTTCTTCTTCTGCAGCCAGTTCTTGTGCTGTAGGTTCTGTTCTTGCATAACGAGTTGGTTTCTTCATTATTGTGTCACCTGTTTTTTCGTCTTTGGTAACTTTGACTTCTTCATTAGTTTCTGACATAATTGTCTCCTATATGGGGCTACTCAGTTGCCTATTGCTAGGGGTTAGTAGGTAGCCATTGAACGAGGGCTTAATAAACCTCTAGTAACATCTTGGCTAGGAGTTGGACCAGACGGCTGTTCATATATTGTGCCTGATCCTCCTGACCAAGGAGATGCTACCATGCCCCCTGTTTGAAGTGCAGCTAAAGGCTGACTTCTTTTTTCTGTGCTACGATATAAAGGCTTAGGCTTTTGTATTGTGCCTCCTTTGCGTAGTCCAGGAAAAGGTTGGTTTCTGTAAGAAGGAGTTATATTTGTTGTAGTTGTAGATAAATCTTCATATACAGTTCGTAAATAGTTTCTCCATGCTAAAATAGTTTCTTCTGTTTCTGTTCGTATTCTTTCATACTCTGTGTTATGAGCAGTTCTATCTTCTGCCATACCATAGTATTCCCCTAATCGTGTGTTATCTAATCCTAAAGGATTGCCTTCATGTCTTCCTGCTACTTGATACCAATGATATTTATTTTTATGTTCTACAGCGTACCCTTTAGTGTACATATATTCATCATTCATTATAGCTGAGGCATATGCTAAATCATTTATTCCTGTTTCTGCTGTAAATAAAACTAAATCATCGAGCCATTCATACATTTTTCCTACAGCTTCTTCTGAGTTGCCCCAATCTTTTTCTAAATATAATCTTCCATCATCTGAAGAAATAATAACTTCTATACCTCTTTCTCCACCTACTTGTATCTGTATATGACCGCCTATTTTAGTCGAATACTCTTCTTCCATTATTCCTATATATTCTAAAGTAGGAGTCATTAAAGATCTAGCGGCATCTACATGCTCTGGATGATATTTATCTCCTTGCATGCCCTCTACTGTAAGTTCTTTTGTACTTAAATCAGAATAAGCAATGCCTGTTTTATTAGAAGGTTTATCAAACATATCTTTTAAAACTAATGCTGCGGCTAAACCTAATGCTACTGGACCTAAAACAGATAATGCTTTTACTCCTGTTGCTCCTACTTTTAAAGCGGCTTGGGCTGCTGCTGATCCTGCCACAAATGTTGCAGCACCTCCTACAGCACCTAATACATTTTCATAAGATACTCCATTTTTATACATATCATATAAACTAAATATTGTTGCTCCTGCTCCTATTACTTGAGCTGCTATATTGCCTCCAGTAGTAGCGTAAGCACCTACTGAACCTGCTCCTGCTCCTGCTGCACCTGCAGGAACAAGTTTTCCATTAACCATAGTATACATTCCTGGCTGAGAAGCTGCTGCCCCTGCTGCCCCTGCTGCCCCTGTCCCCACAAAACCTAATTTATACATTCCATAAGCTGTGCCTAGTGCACCTGCTGCAGCATATTCTGCAGGAACATCAACACCTCTTCTTCTTCCTGTTAATTTTTCTATAGTAGATCCGCTAGGAAGAACTGCAGTAGGTTCTGTAGGTGTTTCTCTAGTCATCCAACTTCTATCTTCTGGAGCTATTACTTTAGTTCCTGTCATTACACCTGTAGCAGATTTACTTTTAATTACACCATCTTTAATTACAAAATTTTGTACAGGAGCTTTATCATCAGGTTTTAATGTTTCTATATTTCCTGCAGCTTCTAAACTAGCTCTATCTGCTTCTCTTTGTTCTTTTGCAGGAGAAGTTTTTTTAACGAATGGAGTACTAGTATCTGGTCCTGTAAATATTGTTCCGCCTTCATTAAATCTTGGTATTATAGTCCCACCTTCATTAAACCCTGCTCTATCTGCGTATTTAATATTTCCTTTTGCTAAAACTATTGGACCTACTTGTATAACTTCATCTGCTCCTAAAAACACTTTATCTAATCCTATTTTTTTATCGTAAAAATAACTTGCTCTATAAGGATTAAAACCTATTTGTGCCCATTCTGACTTAGGGTTATTTACTTCTTTAGTTACTATATTCCACATTTGTTCTAAAGTAGTATTACCATCTACCGTGCCTTCAATAGTTGCCATAGGAGTTTTATTCATATCCCCTTTAGCAATTTTTATAGACTGATTAACCATTGCTTTTGTAGGTGTTGCATCTACATTTTTTAAAGCTACTCCTTGGCTATACATAGCAAGACCTTGTTTAGGTTTTAAAGATACTACCCAAGTATCAAACTGATTATATGCAGGAATATCTAATCTACTTGTAAATAATTGACCATCTAAATCTTTAAGAGAAATATCTCTTCCTACAATTTTATTTTTAGCTTGATTTTCTTTTAGTACTGCTTCTATTCTTCGTACAGAAGGAACAAAGAAATTTCCACTAGCTGTTTTTAATTCTGTTATGGGTATTATAGGATTAATTCTATCTACTTCTTGTTTGTATAGAGTGTGTAAGCTAGAATCTTCGTCTACTTTTGCTGCAAGTGCGGCTAACTCTTTATCTTGAACTTGTCTTTGATTTTTTGGTAATTCATATATTTCTTGAATTTCATCTCTAGATTTACCTGATAATAAAGCGTCTTCTGCTTCAAGGTTTTTAACAAGATCTGTAGCATCTACTTCTGTAGCAATACTTTTTTTATTGGCTTTAGATTTTACTATTGCTTCTACAAGAGCTTTACCAAATCTAGCTTTGGGTATATTTTGTAATACTCCTCCCTCTCGTAAAGAAGCCTGAAATCTATTGCTATCTTTTCTTCTTAAAGAGTTTTTAAAATCTTGTGCTGTTTTTTGAATTGTTCCGCCTTGTGCAAATTTATCAGGACTAGAGCCTTCTACACTATTATATGCTTTCATTACATTAGGTATATATGTTTTTAAAGTAGAATCATTTTGCCATCCATTAGGACCTAAAAAAGATTGTGCACCACTAGTTCCTTTAGTGTACATAATAGCAGTCTCTACTACATTAGGAGCTCTTCCGTTTTTTCTTTTAAAATCTGTTTGAATTTTATCTATATATGCAATACCATAATATAAAGCATCATCTAAAGATAGATTATTATAATCTTCAGTTGCTTGGTTGTTATCCCAATTATATGAGTATTCGCCTAAATGTACTTTAGCATCTATAAAAGCACCTTTTTGTATTTGTAAATCACCTTTAGCAGCAGAATGATAATTCTTAGTACCACTACTTTCTGCATACAATATACTATATACATCTGACTTAGGTACGCCTAATTCTTCACTAGTATCAGTTAATAAATTTACATTTATATAATCATTAACATTATAAGTATTTTTAAAAGCAGGATTTCCCTCATTTATAAATTGGCTAAAATTAGTATCTATGTCGTCTAAGGTAGTATCTATTTCTTGAGGAGAAACATCACTACTAGGAATTAAACTTCCTTCTTCGGTTAAAGGGGAAGATTCTCTAGGATCATTAGGATCATACTCAATATTTCGTGGATCACTAATTACTTCTCTGCCTGTATAGGCATCTCTTAACCCACCAAAAGAATACCATTCATCTCCTGTTTTAGGTTTTAATCTTTTTCCTGTAACTACTGTTTCTTCTAGATCCATGTTTAAGACATATCTTGTTTGGGTTCTACTAATCCTTCTGGAGCAGGTGTTTCTTGTGGACTTACTAGTTGTCCTGCTTTATCCATTTCATCAAGACCTTGCAGAGCAGCATTTCTCATTTTTTCATACTGGGCTAAACCATGATACCTAACCACATTAGCAGGTACTACTAGTTCTCCTTCAGATAATAATACTAATTGATCATCTGCTACTTCTTCTGCTGTAGCTCCTGGCGGTGCTACTTCTATACCTAAATTTTTAGCCTCTTCTGCCATTTCTGGTGATACCATATCTGCAGAAGGTGGGGGTGGTGGCATACCTCCTAAAGCTATATTACCTTCTTGAGCACGCCTGTAAGGCATAACTGTTCCGCCTGTCTGCATAAAAGTACGAGTAACTGGTGTTTTATTTGCTGCAAAAATATTTTTATTTTTATTTGTGCCTGGGGCTTGGTTACTAGCTACCATAGCATTTAGTTTATCCATTTCCATTTTATTAACTGCTCTAGGTCCTCTATTAGTTACTAAATTAGTAGGTTTTTTATTTAGTTTGACATCTTTATTACCATCAAATCTTTTTCTTACGAGATTTAAATCTCCTTCTTTTCTAGTTTGATCTATTACATTATTAGCCATTTATCTCTCCTTAGCTGATTGTTGAGCTTCTTCTCGTAGTGTCAACAATCGTTGAAGCTCTATTATCGCACCTTGTAATATATGTATTTTACAATGGTCCGTCTCTCTATACAGATTCTTTGTTAAGGAATCTATCCTTTCATTAGCATATTGAATGAGAGCTTCGTTATGCTTTGGATCATTTACACAAGGTAATAATTTTTTAGCTGTATCTTTTATCATTGTACACCTTCAGGAAATACTGGAGATTGTCCTGAAAACCCTGGCATTTCTGGCTCAGGAGCTGCTCCTGGACCTATATTTGCATTACCTACTCCTGCAGGATTAGTAGATGTTGGTGCTCCTCCCCCTTCTGGTGTAGGAGGTCCTTCTGGTCCTGCTGATGGAGCTTGAGGCATCATTCCTGCAGCTTTCATCATTTCTGCTTGTTTAACTGCCTCTCTTTCATCATTTACAAATTTTTCAGCATCAAGATCAAAAGTATGAGCTATTTCTCTTAGTATTACTGGAAACTTTATAAACGGTGCTAATGTTGGAGAACTTCCAATTTGCATGAGCTGAATGAGTCTTTGACTTCTTACTTCGTTTCGCATCAAACTTTCAGTTCCCCTTGCTTTAACCTCTATATCACCTTTTATCTCTTCATCGAAATTAAATTGTTGGTTGAATGCATAAAAGGATTCTCCTAAAGGTTGTAGCAAATAGTCATCTATGTTTTTAATAACTGTTTTAATAGAAAGCTGTGCAGCTCCCATTAACATAGATATGCCTGCTGCAGTTCTACCTGTTCCTTGTACTCCTGTTTGACCATGAGAAAAGGATGGTATACCTGTAGCTTCATCGGAGAGCACTCTGGCTTTATCAAACATTTGCATATTTTGATTTGATACATTTGGATAACTTGTCGCAAATAATGCTTGTCCAGGTGCTCCGCCTTGTCTTCTAAAAATTTTGCCAGGATATAATTCAAGATCTTGTCCTGGCACAAGATTTGTTTCGTCTATCTCGAAAATTAAATTGCCTGCTAATACAGCATTATCTACTGCCATACGCATAAATCCATTCATTAATTGTTGTGTGTCTGACATATTTTCTGCTAGACCTACACCATAAAAACTATAAGGATTTAACTCATAAGGAGCAGCAAAATAAGGAATACGATTAGGCACGAAAGGGTTAATCGCCAATCTAAGGATTTTACCATTTCCAACCCAAGCGTTAATTTGGACAGTATCCATGTCTTCATATTCGTCAGGGATGTCAAGACCTGCATCTTCTGCAATGTCTCTGTCAATATTTCCCCAATACTCGAAAACTTCAAACCTATCCACGCTATAACTTTTTGAATCTTCATCTTCAACTTGTGTCTCCCACCATTTACGGACATAATTAGTGCCCATATCTATACACTCATTAATAGCTTCGCTATCAAAAAGTGGTCGCTTTTTAAGCCCCCTTAAATCAGATTTTGAAAGTTTATGTCTTTGAACTACAAATTCTGCTTGCTCCATATTCTTAGCGTCTGGATCAGGGTAAAAATTCCAGACAGAAACAAACTCTAGTTTAGGTACTGTCGTTATTATAGGAGAGTAATCAACTACTCCATTTTCATTTTCTTCCCAGTTAGGAGTTTCTTTATCTACAGCAAAAGGTCCTTTTAAAACTCCTGTACCAAATAATGCCATTTCAAAAGCAGCAGATCGTAAATGTTTAGACGCAGAAGATTCTTCTAATTGATCAAGAACAGTTTTTTCCATCTTTTTTGCTGCTTGATCTGCAGGATGATAAGTAATTGATGTAGGAGTTACTCCATAGCCTTCTTGTAAACCTGGCAAATCTTCTTGTAATTTATTGACTAACACACTAGTAGTAGCACCTGGTTCTAAATCATTTCCATCTCCAGGAAATCCATAAGGTGATTGTTGAGAAGGGTTAGGAGATAAAGGATCAAAATGAACAGCTTCTTCTATACCTTCTGGAACTCTAGTAGATTGTATACCTATAGGAAATCTTTGTCCTGCAAACAATACATCAGTTATTTGACCGTATGCTGCCATAACCTTTGTTTTTGTTACTTTAATAAATACTTGGCTTTTTTCACTTTCTGTAAATTGATTATCACTACCATATAAACCTCTATAGTTTCTGTAGGATGTTAGCCATCTTCTTTCTTGATCATATCTAGCATCTTCTGATTTACCATATGCCGATATTATATGAGAAGCTAAACTATTTTCTTCTCCCTCTAAAAGATTATCTTCTACTTTTGTTTCTTCTTCTGCCATTTTTTGTCCTTCTAATATCCAAACGATTGATCGAATGGTTGCCATCTTTTAGGTTGATGTTCTGGGTTATAATCAAACACTGACCTTGGCACTGGTCTTGACATGATACCATAACGCAATGCGTCATAGCCATGATCATAATCTATTTTCGTATTGACATCTTCTGGGTTATTTTTGTCTAGAGGTATTTGAGGTAACTCTGCAATTAGTTGTGTGCAGTTCTCAAAAAACTCTATACTTGCTTCTCCCATATCTTCGTCAACTCGTAAAAGTCTATGCAGTTCATTTTTACCTGCTATGCGACTTCCCTTGGTCCTGTCGGATGGTCTCCATCTACATCCTCGTTGGACCATTGTTTCTGCAATACTTGGTCCTGTTTGACCACGCTGTTGCCAACATGATGAGTCGAGGACTCCGTATGTAATATTTTCGTTCCCTGCTTTATGCTCGATATCGAGAATGATATCTGCGAGCTCTTCAGCAGTTTTTTTACGAACATAAAGTTCTCTATATACCGTGATCTTACCATCAGGTCTAGCAGCCATCCACAAAACGACAGACCAACTACTATACCCATAATCACAAGACCGAAATTTTCTCCATGACCTCGGAATGTCATAGGGTTGAACAACATGCTTATCTCTGGAAAATTCATTAAATGCAGCTCCTTCAGCTATGTCCCATGATCCCTCCAAAAGTTGTTTCCGTTGTACTTCTGGTAGAGATAATAGGTTTGCCTCATACTCACCTGACTCAGCTAAATAAGGATTATCCGATAGCTTTGCAGGAATGAATCTACGCCTAAAAAGAGGATTACCTTCTTTCTCATGTCCTTTCGGCCACTTTAAAGTTATTCCAGACTCTATATCCGTAGCATCAAATGCTCTATTGAAAGGAGAAGGATCAATAAACATTTTCTTTACCCATATATGACCAGGACCACCTGGATTGCTTGTAGCTCTCATATAAATAGGTAATTTAGGATCTGTTGTTCTAAGTCTTGATCTTAAATAGTCCCATGCATAAGGAGTAGGATACTGTGTGAGTTCATCAACCCCAATCCATGTAAATGCTTGTCCTTGATATCGCAGAACATCTTTGTCTTGTTCTAGATATGTCATCCAGATTCTAGCCCCAGAAGGAAAAGTCCATAAAGACTTTCTTTCACTCCAATGTGCCCCTTTAAATACTTTAGGGTACATATCTTGACTTTTCTGTACCAACTCTCTTAATTCGTCATTAGTTCTACGAATTATTAATGCAGAGTGATTTGGATTATCACAATATCTTAAAACATCTGCTAACAAGGCATAAGATTTACCTCCGCCTGCTGCACCCCCATATAATACTTCTCTTTCGTTAGATGCCAAAAACTCTGTTTGAGGACCAGAGTTTGGCTTAAAAATTATAGGTTGTTCTTCACGAACTTCTTCTTCTACAACTTTCAATTTCTTTTCAGCGTGTTTTAGTTTGCGTTTAGCTACTTGCGTTGCTTTCTTTGCGTTTGTAAGCTTCTGCTTCTGCACTGAGGTCTTCTTGCGTTTCCTCTGCTGCCTTGGCTTTGGCTTGTCTCCATCTAATACGAGCTGCTTTACTTCTTTTGTCACTTAGTTCCTTTTTTGCCATTTTATAAAGGGCTACATGTGATATCTTTCTACCTGTCTTAGCTGATAACCACTTTGCTACTTCTCTGTAACTTGATCCTTTTAAATACTCTTTTGCTTTTTCTAAATATGCTAATTCTAACGGTACTTCTTCTAATAAATCTGTAGAGCCTTCAACTAACTTCCATCCATACGGTATTGTAGATGAAAGTCTTCTCTTATATATCGTTTGTTCCTTCTTCTGTTCCATCTTCTTCATCATTTTTTCTAGGTAATAGAAAAATTCCTTGTGGAGCTTTTACTTCAACTTTATCTGTTTTGCTTACGCCTATTCTATCTAATACATCTTTTGCTGCAGCTAGTTTATCTCTGTTGCCCATTTCTACTGGCTCGTCTATAACACCTACAATAGCCATTGCTGCTTTTGGTGCATTTGCTGCTAAATAATTTTTAGATGCTGTTATAATATCTTCTTCGCATCCTTTTAATACATCGCTTATAGAAGTGTTTTTTGAATATTCAGCCATATCCATAGCTGTTCTGTAATTGCCTTGGGCTTCTCCAAATAATGCTTTTATAAACATCTGTTGTTTGGGAGTCAAGTTATCCTCCTATTACTATTTGTTCTACGACAGTTGTTACTGTCAAATCATCAGCAGCTCCTGCTGTAGCAGTTATTAAATCTCCTGCTTCAAGCCCTATAAGAATATCATTTAACCAAAGATACCCACTTGCTGCTATACTATTTGCCCCAGTCAACGCATAATAAGTTGTTGCTGAAGCATCATACCATTCTAATTTTAGTGTTGCTGCATTAGATGCGTCAACATTTCCTGCTATAATCTGTCTAACTATAGACCGATGGTTGGAGGGCACTGTGTATACAGTAGTCCTATTTGTAGACGATAATGCTACAGATGATGTTACTAGTAACCCTCCTTGCATCATTAACCTACTAAGTTAGCTAAAATAAGAAGTGCTACTAAACCAAGACCAATATACATACCAATCTTTTTATTTCTAGCAGAAATTTCTACTACTTCTTTTTTAGGTTCAATTTTAGTTGCAGCTTTTTTAGCTGTTGTTGTTTTAGCTTGTGCCATAATCAACTCCATAATAGCCTCGTACTCTCTATTTCTTTTTTCCTGATACGATAGCAATTCCAAAAACACACTTTTTGCCTTTTGGAGATATAACTTTTCCTTTTTTAGCTTTAGGTACATTGTTTTTAGGATTGCCTTTAAAATACATATCTTACTCTGATTTTTGTTCTTTAGTTTTAATAGTTATGTCTAAGTCTTTACCTTTAGGGGCAGATGCAGTCAAAGATATTTGTGATGCTGCACACCCTGTAAGAACAAGACCTATAATCGCTACTGTTAATAATTTCTTCATGTCTTTCTCCGTTTTTTACCTGCTCGTTTAGTACGAGGAAATGATCTATTAGCTTTACGAGATTTTACTCTCAAGTTGCTTTTTTTATTATTTTTAGGATTCCCATCCTTGTGATCTATATCCTTTTTATCACCTTTTTTAACAGTGCCTTTTTTTAAAGCTCTGTTTCTAGCTGTGTTACGAGCAGCTCTTCTTTTCTTTTGCTTAGGCTTAGAGTGATAATTTTTATATTCACCTTTATAATTTCTTGCCATCCTAATCCTTATACAAATTATTAAAAGTTATTTCTGGATCTGTATAACTTTCATGTTCTTCACTACTGTGAAGCCATTGACTAGGGCTAAAATCAGGAGCTCCTTCTCCTGTAACCCATAATGCAGGGTTAGTAACTCTTACTCTGTTATTAGGTAATGCTACTATGTTTCCTTTCCATTGTCCCTCAGTCAAGTATAATACATGACTTTGTTTATGTTGGTCTGGGCTATCTGCTATGTCATCTTCTGTATAATCTACAGTAAAAATATACTTAGCTAAATAAAACTCACCATCTATTTTGGCATACCAAGGTGATGATGATGTTCTGTCCAAAACTACTACCTCATGTTCTCTAGACATACAGTCCCAAGGCTGACACAAATGATTTTCCATTCTGTCTGGCCATTCCTCTAGTGGTATATCTGCTACTAAACCTTGTATAGGCATTCTAGCCCACATAGCACCACCATGAACATTTGGCTCATCTAATTCATTTTCGCAACCAGTAAATACAATCTGAAAAGATAGTGATCTATCTGGTATACAATTTACTGCTATTACTAATCCATGTAAAAACTCACCATGATACTCTTGATGATTAGCTGTAAATTCTCTTCTAACCCATACTTTAAAATATGGGACATTCGATATAAGGCTACGCATAGACTAACCCTTTCTAGTCTTTTTTCCGCCTCTCTTTTTTCCTTTAGCCATTCTGACTCCGCCTTTTTTCATGCCTTTAGCCATCTTGACTCCGCCTCGTTTCATTCCTTTAGCTTTTTTAACTACGCCACCTTTTTTAGCAAAGCCTATTTTATTCCTAACTGTTTTTGGTAGCTTTTTAAGACCTGTGTTTCCTGCAGGAACTTTTTTCAAAGTGCCTCCTTTGTTCATGCCTTTAGCTTTTTTAACCGTTCCGCCTTTTTTAGCTTTAGGAAAACCTGCTTTCATGTTAGCATAAGCTTTAGGACTAATAGTAGATTTCTTTTTACTACGGCTAGTACCTGCTTTTTTTCTTTTATTTATATTTCTGTATAATGACATTATATTAACCTTTATGTTTTACACTGACTTGGTGTTCTACACCTCTATACATACCAAGCCTATATGATATACCTGTAACTTTTTTACTAGGCGTATAGGGAATCCCTCTGTATATTTTATTTAGACCTTTTTCTATGTCAATCATAGGATAGGTAATTACTTTTTGATTTGTTCTATATATTTTTTCCATTAGCATTTCCACCTTCTTCTTGCTTGTCTAATACGAGAGTTCGGATTATTTCTTGTTTTTGCTGAACTTCTCTTCAGTTGCCCTAGTGACCTTGCACAATAGGACTTCCTTCTTTTAGCAGCTTTACTGCCTTTCTTTACTTTGCCTGTTACGGCTGTTTTTAACTTAGAGCCAGGATTCGCTTTACGATATGCCCTAACTCCTTTGGCTGTCATACCTGCACCTTTTTTAGTAGGGCGGTAATTAGCTCCTTTACCTTTTGTTGTCTTTCTAATAGCCTTAGCTTTTTTCCTAGCCATTAAATCCTCGTTTACTGTACCACCACACAAATGCTGCAGTTAGTGGTAATATCGCTACAAACATAACAACATCTCCTTGCATAAAGTAGTGCAAAGAGCTATAAGAGAAAAATACCCCTAGAATACATGCTGCTAATTTTAATAACTCCGTCATTTTTATCCTGTAGGGGGTACAAGATAAACCTATACCCCCTTATGCCTACATACTTCGTAAAGAACTGTTCTTATACCGCAATCTCCTCAGAAAAAAGGATACAAGACGCTTTAGAGGGACATCATTTTTTGTCTTTACGAAAAGCATGTTTTCTGGCAAACCAATTAGGTACATCATACTCATTCCACGGTAGCATACCTTCTAAATACATAGCCCTCTCTACCTCTGCCAAACTGGGTGTATAGCCCAGTTTTTCTATAAACTCTTCATCATCTTTAATAACGGCTGTTACATAGTGTACCGAACTGTGTGGTAACCTTATATTAACAGGCTCTCCGTCATTAGCTGCTAGTGCGTAATAATATTGCTCTAACAGGTTTACATACATACTTGGATTTACTGATTTGTCAAGTTTTTTCGATAGCCTGCTACGCTTCAACTCACGCACTAGCATCTCCCTTTGAGGATCTTCTAACTCCCATGCTATTTCCATTAATCTATCTAACTCTTGATCTTTCATTACCAATGTCTCCATACCCCTGCAATAATGACAAAACAGGTTAGCCATGCTACCAGTTTTTCTATAAACTTCATGTATAAGCCTATTTTAGCGTGTCTCTGACTTAATACAGCCGTTTTAGGCGTATCCTCATCCGTTTCACCTATTGAATAGTCTATTGCTCTTGCTAATATCTTCTCAAACCGATTATATTTCATTTTTTTTTCCTAATGTATTTGACAAATTCAAACTTCTGTGTTATAACTAGCGTTATACCCCCTGGGGGGGTTACATATATATATACCTAGTATATACTTAGTAGAGTACAAGATAGATACTTAGTATTATACTTAGTACCCATGCAGGCGATACCTCATATCCTGAATAGATTCCCCTAATTCTATATTCTTATCTTCCCTCTCATGCTCATACAACCTATCAGCTACTCTGTATAGGTCTTCTGATGTACCTAAAGATTTAACATTATTAGCCTTAGAACTAATAATTTCTACATTTCCTATTACATATCCTTTCTCTGGCACTATTCTATCTAATGCAGGAGACTCTATTGTAATACCCTTCTTCTTATTCTTCCAATCTAACTTAATTTCAGTAAAGTATGGACACTTCTCTTTAACTAGGGGTATTAACTGTTCCCACTCTAATGTACAAGGTATACCCTTCTTCTTAGCTCTTGCTCTAGCTCTACGAACCATAGCTTGTAATTTGTATTTTACTGGATCAATGCGTAATTGTTCTCTTCTCCATCTACGCATATATAAGATATTAGACTTAGCCATGTTGCTATTATACAACAAAAAGCATGCGATGTCAAACTGATTAACAATGTTTTCCTAAAAAAATACTATATTTTGTGTACCGATCAAGTTAACAGCACTATTTCCTAATTTTATGCATGCTCTGTATATATATAACTGGGTGGGGGGCGGTGGCTCATACCCTGCCTATTGCAAATCGTTGTAAATAAGCGACAATTCATTAAAAAACTCTTTATAAATAACAAAAAACTTTTTTTAAACTCATTATTCACTAATTTTCTTAATGCATTGCTAAACAGTTTTTTGAAATTAGGGGGCAAGTTATAAAAATGCATACAAAAAATAATACCCCTATAATGCTATAAAACTATTTTTTTAATTTTATTTTAAATTTTTTTTATACCTTATACCCCTGTAAATTCTTCAATATATACCCCTATTAAAAATTAATTTAAAAAATAATTAAAAAAAGTATTGACCTTATATTTTAGATAAATTATAAAATAAATATGATAACAAATTTTAATAACAAATTAGAAAAGGAAATAAAAAAATGACTGTACGAAATCCAGTAA